TAGCATCGCCATACCCTTTTTCAGGTACCAGGTTTTTCCTTCAAACGTCTTCGTGCTTGCTCCTGCAATTGGTTCCAAAACGTAGCGTTGCTTAAAACCAGCCAATTGGCTCTCGTATGTGCGATATAAATCGCCGCTGCTCGTGGGTTTAAGTTCAATTCCGTCTGCTTTGGCTTTTGCAACCATTGCGTTCCATGCGTCTGCGGCTCGGCTGTGGAGTTTTCCACCTGTTGCGATTTTGACAAGCATTGATTCAGGCAATTTTCCAGGTTCAACTCCTTTCAAGTTTGGGGGCATTACTACAGGAACTACATAGTCCCAAGCAACTTTTTTACTCATTTTTTACCTCTGAGTTTCGGTTCTTCCTCAACTATTGTTTCTTTTCCATCTACTTTATTAAACACAGCATTAATTTCTGCAAGCGTAAGTTTACCATCATCCAAGAATGATCGGGACAATTCTTCAACTACAAACGCAACGCCAGCAATGCCTGCCATAAAACAGGCTTTCCATAAGGGTACTCCAGCGATTGCCCCAGCCCCAATTACACCTAACCCCGATGCGGCAAATGTAGCAAGAATTCGTAAAAGGATATTACCTAACATTCTTTGATTCATTTCTTGACATGCCAATCAATGTGCTCGTTTAAACGATCACCTGTCTTTTCAACTACTTTGGTAACATGCTGTAATTGTTCCATAACACCAGCATGATCTTGTTTATTTTCAGTATGCATAATATGAAACTGTCTCATCAGCCAGACAAATCCTGCTGCAAAGATTGGAATAATTGCAGCGAAAATGGTTGCCCAGCCAGAGTCCATATTCTATAAGGCCGATACATTTAGTTTTGAAAAATTGCTAGTTTCACTACGACTACTTTTAATTTCATCGTAGTCTTGTTTGCGAACCATGTCTAGGTTGCTAACGTTTCCTGGATTTGCTTTATTATAAATAAACATAGCACGACTGCGCATGCGTGATGTATCCATAAAGCGAATTCTTGGAGCCACCCCTGCACCCTTTAAGTGTGTAAAAGGTTTGTGTCCTCTAAAAGAATCTAGAGGGTCTTTAGCGGTTTTTGCAGAACTAGATTCTTTTCGTGCTGTAAAACCTTGACCACCAATAAAACCTACACGGCTTCCAGCATCTCTAGAAACATACTTGTTTTTAAAAGCAGTGTCATAACCTAAGTTTTTATGGTTATGTTGCGTGTTGTAAAACTCTGACCAACGTGCTTGACGCATAGCACTAAAGTCGTATAGACCACCACCACTAACCCCAGCATTACCAATTGGAATTCCAGAGAGAGATGTAGTAAGCGGTTTAATAATCCTTCGTGGGTCATCACTTCTACCCCAAGGACTATCGCCAGTAGTTGCTCTTGACACTACAAACAGACTTTAAAAGACTATCAGTCAAATACGACTGTTGGGTTTGGCCTGTTCATATGTCCACCAGTATTCATTTCCAATTCAAATGTTGGCATACCATCACCAGCCATTGCTCCAGTAACGAAGTCTGATAGCAAAACTGGGGCTTCAATCCATGAAGCAGATCCAACATGTGCCCTTTCCTGCATTGTCTCTTCAGCATGCTTAAAGACACCTTCAGGGTTGTTGTGGTTTTGACGAGTTGCTGCAGACGATGTATCAAAGTATGCTCCACGTGAAAAATCGTTAGGAACGTCAGTATCGGTTGCGATACCTTCTTCAAAACGAAGAGGTCCTTTATTCATTGGGATACTTGGTGCCATAGTGCGTTCAAACATCGTTGGTTCACGCTCTTGAAACATTGGTGCTGGTGATACGTTCATTTTATATATTCCTCCAAATGTGAAATATTGAGTACGTTAACTTTATCATTTTTTTGAGCCTGTGTCTATCTAAAAAAGGGAGAAGTGCCTACTTGTACTTCAGGAAGCGTTTCATAGATAGTCATAGCACAAGCCAAAGCAAGGGAATCGGGGTAGTCATCAAAAGCCCCTTTTTCATTTGGCGCTGCTGCAAGCAAATATGGACCTTTGTAAACCTTTTCTAGATCACTCATTTGTTGATTAAACTTTTTCCAAGAGCGCATTCTACGGGCTTTAGAGTGTGCTGGGATTACTAGTTGATCACGCTGTATAAGTTCCGTCAGATGCACCCAGCGCTCGTGCTGTGCCTTAGAATCAGAGGACATGGCAATTACTTCAATATCAGGTAAAAGGAGTTGTAGACGCTCTGCTACAGCGCCTCCGACCCCTTGGGAGTCTACTCCTACCCTCATGATTTCATAATGCCTTAAAAAATCAACTATTTCAAAATATTGCTTTTCCCATTCTTGGTTATTGATCTCTAGCCAATTAAGAATGCGGTGCTCATAAAAGCCAAAAGCATCTGGATGATCCCAATCTACCCATACAACTGTTACAACTGTAGAGTCATTAGAGCGAGCAACATCAATGCCTGCCACTAATTGTGTTCTCCACCATTCCTTGACCAATGGCATACTTTGGTCAAAAAGACGCTCCATACGTTCTTCTGTAACAAACATACCTTTTTCAAGAATCCAACGATTGCAATAAGACATCAAAAACTCGTCTGACTCTTCTCCAATACGTAGGCGTTCTTTGGCAATAAACTTACCATAATTCACATTGTATTTAGAAGCAACTTTCCAATCGTATTCAAAATGTGATTGACGAGACTTCCTTTTACTGGTCACACCTCGCCTTTTATTGAATTGAATCATCTTATAAAAGTAAGATTTGTTACGACTAGCCGTTCCTGTAAGACAAATGCTTCCGTTATTAAAGGCAAGCATTGGTTTGATTGATTTGGCAATCACGTATTCGTCTGCTTCTTGACACTCGTCTACCAATACAAAGTGATAGGTTTTTGATTCAATTTTTGCCTTTGGGTTACACGTTTGCATACGGCAAAGTGAGCCAGAGTGTTTTAGAGAGATTATTTTACCTTTACCACGTGCTCCACCAGAGGCTGCTTTATCATCAATTTCTGGGTCAAGAAGAAAATTAAGAGCGTGATCACTTGTAAGTTTGGTCACAATTCTGCTGAATACCGTATCGGCTTGATCTTCCGTAGGTGCAAATACACCACACCAAAAACCCTTTTCAAACTTGTCTAACCACGTTGGATAAACTGGCGCAAGTTTTGGCAAGATAACCATCATGGAAGCCATCACATTTGAAAGAACTTCAGACTTGCCAGATTGCCGACAACCAATAACTGTTAGTTCATCACCATCTCCAAGAATAATAGATTCAATTAAGCGATATGCAATAGGGATTTGATAAGGAAAAAACTCAATGTCACAAAATTCTTCAGTAAACAAAAGTATCCGTTTAACTAAAGTGTCTACAAACTCTGCCGTAGTTTGGTCTAATTCTGGAGAAAGTTCTTCAATGTCTAGTACAGACTGATTATCTTCTTCTTCTTGACTTAACTCGTTAGTTTCTAGCATTTTCCCTATGTTCTAATTCATCATGCAAATCTAGAATAATCATTACCAACTCTGAAACTTGCTCAAAATCTTGGTCATGAAATCGGTATTTATCAAAAACACCACCCAATTCCATAAGGGTTGTATCAAACCAATTTAACAAAGAGGGTTTATCCATTTTCATTATTCTTGAACTTGTGGTCGTATTATTAACTACTCGTTTCCATAGATTCATTTCCACTCCCTCAATTCCTTTGGCGTATGGTTCAGTTCTCTTCCTTGAATGGCTTTTAGTAATCCTTCTGTTTCTGTAATAATATTACTTCTTTTACATAAACCAAATTGGAATAAATACTTACCAAAACCTATTTGTATACCTTTACCAATTCTCCAAGGGTAATTTGCTTCTCTCATAAAACCAAGAGATACTTTAAAACCTTTGTGAATGTCTCTATATATCCAATAAAACGGGCCAAAACCCCGTAAGACATTTAAATGCTTCATGCATTTAGTCTAATGCCTTGAGAGTCAGATCCACTGCTTGGATCAAAGTCACCAAAATACTTTCCAACTTCTTCTGAGGATGCTGGGCGATGACCCATGCTATTTAGTGTGGTATTAATAAAATGACCCTTAGAATTGCTATTTGCAAAGTTCTTATATATTTCTATATTGACTGGTCCGTAAGCCCAATCAGTTCCACGCTTTCCTCTTTTATGAAAACGAACGTAAATGAAACCAATGTTTGCCCCATAAATATTAAACATTGGTTGGTCAATAACAAATTTGTGGGAACATAATCTTGTGCTTCCAGAAGGACCTTGACCATAATTAGCAGGATTATCTGGTTTGTTTGCTACTTGAGCAACGTGAATTGTTTCAAGAAAAGGTTGGTCACCAACCGATTGTACTTTTCCAGTATCTTCGTCTAACGAGGCTGGAAATGTAGCGCTTCCAGGAATACGTGACTTTGTAATACCCCGTAACGTTTCTTCACGTTCTTCTTTACGTTTAGCCGCAATAGCCTCAGATTCAGCCAACGACTCACTAAGAGAAAAATTAGAACTTTTTAATCCAGGTATACGTCTAGCCATATCTAATTATAGATGATTATGGCCCTGTGCGGTTTCCACGTTTTGTTGGTAATTTGACCATGTAGTAAAAGCAAATGTCTGGTATAGGTTAATAGCCTGCACGTATTGGTAGATTTTAGTACTACCAAATGGGTAGCCATATTGAAATGCTTCTTGAATCTCATCGTGTGCATTTTGGATTTCTTGGCGAATATGAACCTTCATATCAGCAATAAACCCTTCGTTATCTTCTTGAACCATCAGTAGATCATTTGAGTCCGATAAAGTAAGGTGTTTGCCATCGTACTTAATAATTGGTCCATTGCTTGTTGCTACCAATTCGTATTCCATGTTGTTACCACTTTCCGATAGGACAAGTTGCTTTTGCCAGTTTAGTTTTTATTAACATAAAACATCCACATTTTTTACAAGTTTTTGTAGGAGTAAATAACTCTGGGCATGTTTTACATATGTCTATACGGGTTTTTGCTAAGTTTTCAGTCATACGTCAGATTATACCTCTTCTACAAAGCCTTTCATCCACTTGCTTTCCTTATTTTCGGTATTTACTCTTTGGGTTTCCATTTCCATCCATTGCTGCTCCCCATGCAGTTCCTTGTTTTTGTGCCACTCGGCACTGCCAGCGTAATTGTAACCCCAAAAAGCACGTACAAAGAACTTCTCAGATTCTAAAGTCCTTTCAACCCCATGATAGAACGGGTCGTGTGATGGAAAAACTAGAGCGTCCCCAGCAGAAGGCTTGTAATAGAAATGATCATAAGACGTTTCGTTTTT